GGAGATCTTCTATGACGTTAAGGATAGGCGTGCTGTCTTTCCTATCCAGTATAAGGGGGTAGTGATTGACGCAGTAGGCCGTGCCCTTGATGGGGCTATACCTAAATGGTTCCGCTACACTGGTCAGGCATCTGTATTCAAACGATTGCTGGGCACATCTAATGGTGTCTGTGTAGTGGTAGAGGATGTGATCAGTGCCATTGTCGTGGCTCAACTCATGCCTAACACAACAGGCTTAGCCATCCTTGGTACGTCACTAGGCCCAGCGCAGATGGAACACATAGGAGATTTCTATAAGGTTATCATAGCATTAGACCCTGATGCCATGAGCAAGACACTATCGTACAAACAGGAGGTAGAGACGTGGACAGGCAAAAGAGTCTTAGCTTTAAGACTTGACGATGATATCAAATATAAGTTAGAGTCAGATGTAAACAGATTAAAGGACATGATAAATGGATAATATAAATCTTAAGACAGGTAAGAAGCCTTACTACAAGGACAATGTAGAGGCCAGCAATAAACGAAATGCGGCACAAATGCGGGTGAATGGTAAGTACATATCCATAAACCACCCATTGCATAAAGCAGGGCGTTACAAATCATCTGATATGGCAGACTTCTCTACTCTAGAAAGAGATACAAAGTCAAAGGAAGGCTATGTGTATGTCATGAGCGATCCAGCCCATGTCGGGTGGGTCAAGATTGGTAAGGCTGAAGATATGGACACACGCCATGCCAGTTTCCAGACATACACACCACACCGTAACTTCAAACTTATACACTATGTACACTTTGATGACCATCATGCAGCTGAGGTTAAGGCACACTTGCTTGCAGAAGCTAGGACTGCCCTCCCTTGGAGCAAGCATAAGAATGGTGAGTGGTTCCGGCTAACAGAAGAACAGGCACTAGAGATACTAAGGGAGGTGACACTTGATGGGTAGCTTGAAAGACTTTCTTAAGGAGATGGGGCTTGAGGGTACACACCCTATGACTACTAAAGAAGTACCACCTCATATGGTGAAGGGGTACTATGTAGATCCACGCAACGCTAATGGTGAGGTGCCCTTCTGATGACTACAATGTGGGTACTAATATGGTTTCAGGTAATACCAACATCAACTGTAAGGTATCACCACCTAGATACATTTGCTAATGAAACACTATGCCTGTCAGAGCTAAGACACGCAGCTGTTATGGTGAATGACAAGTCAGAAACAATAGAGTGTATAGGGGTGACAATACCATGATTGATGTAACACTAATAGATAGCATGGGTACTGACCTATCTGTAGTGAACGCAGCACGGGTTAGCTTTGGTAAGAAGAGTGACGTGCTAAAAGATTCAGACACTAAACTAATACACTACCTAGCTAAGCATAAGCATACCTCACCATTCGGTCACGCCTTTGCATCCTTTCACGTTAAGGCCCCTGTGTTTGTAGCACGACAGCTGGTCAAGCATAAGTTCCTACGTTGGAATGAGATCAGCCGTAGGTATGTTGACACTGAGCCTGAGTTCTACAAGCCTGAGTTACGTGAGGCAACTAAGGATAAGAAGCAAGGCTCAGGAGTTCCTATGTTTATGGGGGGCTATAACAGTACCTTGGATGGTGTGATACAACAGTCAGGCATTGAGGCAGGTAAGCAGTACAAGTACCTACTTAAGATGGGCGTGTGTGAGGAGCAAGCAAGGATGGTGTTACCACTTAACCACATGACTGAGTGGTACTGGTCAGGTAGCCTTGATGCCTTTGCTGATATGTGTAATCTTAGGCGCAAGGAGGACGCTCAGTATGAGTCACGCCTAGTTGCCAACTCTATCAGCATGGACATGGGTTGGTTGTACCCTGTTAGTTGGAAAGCATTAATGGAGGCAAGTGCATGAGTATGTGTGGTGAGAAAGAGAACGTACAGCGTGAGATAGCTACTAAAGAAGAAGAACTATTTGCGTTGACCAAAGAGATAACAGACTTACAATATAGATTAAAGAAGTTAGATGGGTTTGATCCACACTACATCAGACCTATGACACATGAAGAGAGGCAAAGGTCTAAGGAGAGAGAGGCAATCAACCATGTTCACCGTTGAGTTTGAATCAGATGCTTCAGTAATTACTACCCTAGATCAGGAGAATATGTTTGAAGATGTTGAGATGATCGTTGCAGATAATGGCATCGTATACATGAGGCAGTATGATGAAAAGATGGATGACTATCAGATGTTATTCATGAGTCTACAGCAGTTCACTGACATAATTGCTTCCTACCGTAGCCCAGAGGGTATGTATAAAATAATGAATAGGAAGAAGCCATGATGGAATTAGCACTAATAAGAACTCTAATGGACAAGGAGTTCTATGATAACAACAAGGGCATACGATGTCCTGATGAGTTGTTCAGTAAGGATGTGCGTAAGATTAAGCAGACACTAGACTATGCTATGACTACGTATGAACGCAGCCTAACTACCTCTGAGCTTGAGGCTTTGTTCTTTGCTAACAACAGCACTATGACTACGGCAAACAAACAGGCATACAATGATCTGTTCAAGCGTGTGTCACGTGAAGAGTCCATGAACAAAGAGATAGCTAGTGAGGTACTGTCTAAACTATTCCAACAGGTACTGGGTAACAAGCTGGCTAACATAGGCTTTGACTACGTTAACGGATCACTGGATAGCCTTGAGCCTGTGCGTAATCTATTGCAGACATATCAGGATGACTTCACACCTAACCTTAAGCTTGAGTTTGGTAACATAGAGATTGATCATCTGCTCAAGGCTAATGACATTCAGTCCCAATGGAAGTTCAACATACCTAGCTTAGGTAGGAACGTTGAGGGTATCAGTGGTGGTCACTTGATCATCGTAGGTGCACGGCCTAACACAGGCAAGACATCCTTCCATGCGTCACTGATAGGTGCGCCGGGTGGCTTTGCTTCTCAGGGTGCCAAGTGTCTGGTGCTTTGTAATGAAGAGGCATACGAGAGAGTAGGCGCACGTTACCTAAGTGCAGCAACATCCCTGTCCATGGAGGAGGTCAAGGGTAACTATGCCTTAGCTGCGTCACGCTATGAGCCAGTGCGTAAGCAGATAGAACTGTATGATAGTACGGGCAAGGACATGGGATGGGTTGAGGCTATCATCAAGGCTTACAAGCCTGACATAGTAGTGCTGGATATGGGAGATAAGTTTGCCGTTAAGAACAGCGACAAGTCAGATGTCTACCTTAAGAACGCTGCCATCCATGCACGTAACATAGCTAAGCAGTACGACTGTGCTATCATATGGATGTCACAACTATCAGCTGACGCTGAAGGTAAGATCAATGTAGATCAGTCTATGCTAGAGGGTAGTAAGACAGGCAAGGCAGCTGAAGCAGACCTGATGGTATTGATTTCAAAGAATCCTGTACTTGATGTATCAGATGATGATGCAGATGATTCACAAAGGTACTTGATCATTGCAAAGAATAAGCTTAAGGGTGGGTGGCACGGTAAGATCACGTGTGAATTAGACGGGGCTAGGTCACAGTACCTAGCATAGAGAGGGGTGACGATGGAATTAGTTCTTGATGTAGAAAATACTGTGACACATAGGGGTGGTAAGATGCACCTTGATCCTTTTGAGGAAACCAATAAGCTTGTACAAATAGGTGTGCAGGAAGTTGTGTCAGGTACTCAGGACATCTATAACTTTGATCACAATGAAGCGAAGGACTATGATGGGTCACAGGCCAAGCAACTACAAACTAAGCTGGATGCGACTACTCTATTGATACTACACAATGCACAGCATGACATGCCGTGGCTATGGGAGAGTGGCTTCAAGTATAGTGGTGCTATATACGACACTATGTTAGCTGAATACGTCTTGATGAGAGGCAACCACATGGAGATAACCCCTACTGGTTCCTTCAAGAAGAAGTCTATTAGCTTAGCTAACTGTGCGTTGCGCCGTAACCTAGACTTCCAGAAGGATGACACACTAAAGACTTACTTCAAGGAAGGTTACAACACTAACGAGATACCTTTGAAAGAGCTTACGTACTACCTACAGTGTGACCTATCCACCACACGTGCATTGTATGTTGCACTACAAGAAGACTACGCTAAGCCTGACTCAGAATCACTGATCAACATACGTGACATCACGTTCAAGGTATGCCTGAGTCTATCCCGTATGTATTCATCAGGCCTCAAGGTTGACTTGAAGGCTCTGGAATCTGTGCGTACTGAGTTTGAGACAGAGAAGGCTGAGCTAGGGGGACGCCTACAGACTAAGGTACGCAAGCTGATGGGTGATACTCCTATCAACCTTAACAGCCCTGAGCAAATGTCACAGGTTGTGTTCTCACGCAGTATGATTAACAAGAAAGAATGGGCTGGCCTGTTTGACTTCACTAAGACAGACAAAGAGTATAGAGATGCAGTGTTTGCTAACAGTA